GTCTCACCACAGGGACATTTTGGCAAGAATGGTTTGGTACCAGCAGCAGCGGGAAGGTGGTAACAGCCGACAAGGCAATCCAGCTTTCGTCTGTCTGGGCCTGTATTCGCCTGCTCAGTGAGTCGATCTCCACACTGCCGCTAAAAGTGTATATGCGTGAGGCGGATGGCTCCCGTAAGCTTGCTCAGGATCATCCTGCTTACCAGGTGCTGTGCCGTCGTCCCAATCTGGAAATGACCCCCTCGCGGTTCATGTTGCTGGTGGTGGCCAGCATTTGTTTGCGGGGTAACGCATTCGTTGAAAAGAAAATGATTGGCCGCAAGCTGGTGGCGCTGGACCCGCTGTTACCGCAAAACATGGTGGTTAAGCGCTTACCGACGGGCAAGCTTGAATACACGTATACCGAGAACGGGGCCAAGCGAGTGATCCCCGTTGACCGTATGATGCATATTCGCGGTTTTGGCCTGGATGGCGTATGCGGCATGATGCCTTTGAGCTCTGGCCGCGATGTGTTCGGCGCTGCAATGGCTGTGGATGAAGCCGCTGCCAAGATTTTCGAAAATGGCCTTCAAAGCACCGGTTTTTTATCGTCAAAAACGGCATTGAATAAAGAGCAGCGGGAGCGACTGCGTAAAAGCTTGCAATCGTTTATCGGCTCTAAAAACGCCGGTAAGTTGATGGTGCTGGAAAACGAACTTTCCTACCAAAACGTGACGATGAATCCAGAGGCGGCACAGCTTTTGGAAAGCCGCGCCTTCAGTATCGAAGAGATTTGCCGCTGGTTTCGGGTTCCACCGTTTATGGTGGGGCATGTCACGAAACAAAGCAGTTGGGCGTCAAGCGTTGAAGGAATGAACCTGATATTCCTGACCAATACCTTGCGACCACTGTTGGTGAACATCGAGCAGGAAATCGCACGCTGTCTATTGGATGGTGACGAGGATTATTTTGCTGAATTCTCGGTTGAAGGCCTGTTGCGTGCTGATAGCGTCGGTCGCTCTGCGTATTACACCACCGCGCTGCAAAATGGTTGGATGAGCCGCAACGATGTCCGCAGGCTTGAAAATCTGCCGCCAATACCGGGTGGAGATATTTACACCGTGCAGCTTAACCTGACCCCGCTGGAGGATTTGAAACAGAATAACCTCGGCGCTCAAGCCAGCAGTATTACCAAGCTTCATAACTACCTTTTCCCTGACATTCCTGAAGACCAATCACCGCTGAAAAAAGCGGCGTAGGAGCAACTTCCCCATGACAAAAAAACAACTTCCGGCAGCGCCGGCGGGGCGCCCCTGCGCGGGTGTCACCTGCGAACCCTTACCCTCAGCGCTCGATCGCTGGAATGGCGGCCTGAAAGCCGCAGCCTCTGACGATAATACGATTTCTGTGTTTGATGTTATCGGGCAGGACTACTGGGGGGAAGGCGTCACAGCGAAGCGGATTGCGGGCGCTTTGCGGTCAATGAATGGTGCCGATGTCACCGTAAACATTAATTCGCCTGGTGGCGATATGTTCGAAGGTCTGGCGATTTATAACTTGCTGCGTGAGCACCAGGGAAAAGTGACCGTGAAAGTGTTGGGGCTGGCCGCCAGTGCAGCCTCAATCATTGCAATGGCTGGAGACGAAATACAGATCGGTCGCGGGGCGTTCCTGATGATCCACAACTGCTGGGTAGTGGCGATCGGCAATCGTCATGACTTTGCTGCCATGGTGGAATATCTGTAGCCGTTCGATAACGCGATGGCGGATATTTATTCTGCCCGCTCCGGTCTCGATAGCGAGGCCATCAAGCAGATGATGGATGGCGAAACCTATATTGGCGGCAGTGATGCTATCGAAAAAGGATTGGCGGACGGCCGGCTTTCTTCCGATGCCGTCACCAGTGATGATGATTCACCCGCAGCGGCTCTGCGCAAGCTGGATTCTTTACTGGCCAAGGCTAACCCCCCACGGTCAGAACGCCGCAAACTTTTGAAAGCCCTTACGGGTAACACGCCGGGCGCTGTTACCGATCAAAAAGGTACGCCGAGCGCTGCCGAAGCAACCCCTGAAACCTTAGCCAAACTGGACGCCGCATTAAATGGGCTGGTTTCGGCATGCCAATAATCTGGAGAAACTATGTCTGAAGTAAATGAAATCCTGAAAAAAGTCACCGCCTCTATCGAAGATGCGACCAGTAAATTTAACGCCAAGGCCGAGGATGCGCTGAAAGAAGCCAAAAAATCCGGCGAGCTATCGGCAGAAACAAAAGACGCCGTTGATAAAATGGCCACCGAGCTGAATGCCATGAAGGCAGCAGAAAAAACCTTGAAGTCGGCGCTGGGTGAGTTGGAGCAGCATGTGGCGCAAATGCCATTAAGCCATGCTGCAGCGGTTATTCAATCCGTTGGTCAGCAGGTGATTTCTGCATCTGCCCTGAAGGATTTTGCTTCAGGTATTCAAAGTAACCAACGCCTCAGCATCCCGGTAAATGCCGCACTGATTTCTACCGATGTGCCCGGGCAGATTGTGGCGCCGCAGCGCTTGCCGGGGATTGATACCGCCCCGAAACAACGTCTGTTTATCCGTGACCTGATCGCACCAGGCAAAACGGGTTCCAGCACCATTTACTGGGTGCAGCAAACCGGCTTTACCAACAAAGCCGCCGCCGTACCTGAAAATACGGCGAAACCGTACAGTGATATCCAGTTCGCGGAAAAAATCACACCGGTTCGCACCCTGGCGCACATGTTCAAGGCATCCAAGCAAATCCTGGACGACTTTGCGCAGCTGCAATCGACGGTGGATGCAGAACTGCGCTTTGGCCTGAAATATGTCGAAGAGCAGGAAATTCTGTTCGGTGACGGTACCGGTGCTCACCTGGAGGGCATCATGCCGCAGGCGTCGAAGTATAAAGCGGCGTTCGAAGTGGCGATGCAAAACGGCATTGATGATCTGCGTCTGGCGATGTTACAGGCCCAGTTGGCCCGATTCCCATCAACGGGCCATGTGCTGCATTTCACCGACTGGGCCAAAATTGAGCTGCTCAAGGACACGCTGGGCCGCTACATCCTTGCGAACCCATCAGCGCTCGTCGGCCCGACGCTCTGGGGCCTGCCAGTTGTGGCAACGGAAGCCTCCGCGTTCCTGGGTAAATTCCTGACTGGCGCATTCAGCGCAGGTGCGCAACTCTTCGACCGTGAAGAGGCCAACGTGGTGATCAGTACCGAGAACGCCGACGACTTCGAGAAGAACATGATCTCGATTCGTTGCGAAGAGCGTGTGGCGCTGGCCGTCAAACGTCCGGAAGCCTTCGTTACTGGTGCCTTCACTGTTCCTACCCCACCCGCTGGCGGTTAATTCCTTCAACGTATAGCGGCCCGCGGGCCGCTTTTTCAGGAGATATCTATGAAAGTTAAAGCACTTGTACCGCTTTTATTCGGTAGCCGGGTGGTCAATGACGGCGAATTATTCGAAACGCAGGAGCTTCATGGTCGCGAACTGATCAAAAAAGGTTATGCCGAGCTGGTGGAAGAACACAATCCTGCAGAGCAGCCAGAGCAGCCAGAGCAGCCAGAGCAGCCAGAGCAGCCAGAGCAGCCAGAGCAGCCAGAGCAGCCAGAGCAGCCAGAGCAGCCAGAAGCGGGCAAAAAATCCAAAAAGTAAGGTGAGCCATGTTAGAGCTGGAATTGGTGAAAGAGCATTGCCGGCTGGAGCTTGATTTCAGTGTGGACGACAAGCTGATTGGCGTATTCATTGGTGCGGCGAAAAAGCATGTTGAGATGTATACCCGCCGCACGCTCTACGCCAGTAAATCAGACCCTGGTTATGAGGACGATGAAGATCGGCTTTTGCTGGATGATGACGTTCGTACAGCAATGCTGCTCTGTATCGGGCATTGGTATGCCAATCGGGAGGCCGCAGTAGTCGGAGCATCAGCATCCAAACTGCCGTTGGCCGTTGAGTCTCTACTTCAACCTTATCGGATTTACGGGCTATGAAATCATTACGCGCAGGGCAGCTTCGTTTTCGCATCGGGCTTTTTCGTCCCGTCACGATCCGTGACGAGCAAACCGGTTCGCCGGTGAAATCCTTCGAGTTTGTGAAAGAGGTCTGGGCGGATGCCGAGCCGAGTTCTAACCGTAAAATCCGTACTGGGGATCAAGGCCAGGTGGTGGAAACCATGCTGTTCACGCTCCGCCCGCGTGATGAAATCAC